AGTGGACTTAAAAATGCCAACAGGGTGTCCCTCCTTCCTATAGGATATCAGTTCCAGCCTTTAAGCTTAACTATGGCTGATGCTCAGTTTTTAGAAAACACACAGTTAACTGCTAAGCAAATTGCTGCAGCCTTTGGGGTAAAGAACCATCAACTAAATGATTTAGACCGGGCTACCCACACCAATGTGGAGCATCAACAAAGAGAGTTTTATGTAGATACTTTGATGGATATTTTAACCGGCTATGAGCAGGAAATGACCTATAAGCTTTTTACAGAAAAAGAACTGAAGGAAGGTTATTATCTAAAGTTTAATGTGAACGCCATCTTAAGGGCAGACCCCAAGACTAGATATGAAGGATATAGAATTGCAATTCAATCTGGATTTCTAACAGCTAATGAAGTTAGAGCTTTAGAAGAATTAGAATCTAAAGAAGGAGGAGATAGACTTTTAATCAATGGAAATATGATGCCTATTGAAATGGCAGGAGAGCAGTATAAAAGAGGTGGTGATGATATTGGGGAAGAAGAATAAAAGGTTTTGGAACTTTAAATCCTTAGATGAAAAAACGGGAGAGTTAACCCTATATGGAGAGATTTCAAATGAAACTTGGTGGGGTGATGAAGTAACTCCTAAAGAGTTTAAATCTGATTTAGATAATTTAGGAGAAATAGATACGCTAAACATCTACATCAATTCTCCAGGAGGTGATGTATTTGCAGGTCAGACTATTTACTCTATATTAAAAAGGCATAAGGCACATAAAAATGTATATATTGATGGGTTAGCTGCAAGTATTGCTTCAGTCATAGCCATGGCAGGCAATACTATTTTTATGCCTAAAAATGCCATGATGATGATTCATAATCCTTGGACTGTAGGCATGGGTAATGCAGATGAGTTTAGAAAACTAGCTGAAGACTTAGATAAAATCCGAGAAAGCCTTATTGCAGCTTATGAAAATCACTCGGTACTAACAAGAGATGAGATTATAGAGATTATGGATGCAGAAACTTGGCTAACAGCATCTGAATGTGAAGAGTATGGATTTTGTGATGTGGTAGGAGAAGAAAAAATACTAGCAGCTTCTATTGATAAGGATGTATTGGCTAGATACAAAAATACACCTAAAGAGTTAATAGATATAGAGAATGATTTGGAAGTTAGAAAACAAGAATTACTAAAACAAAAATTATTAATCGAACTAGAGCTTTAGGCTCTTTTTTATTTAGAAAGGATGGGATGAATATGAGTAAAGAATTGAGAGAACTACTTCAAAACCTAGAAGAAAAGAAGGCAAAAGTAAGAAACTTAATAGCTGAAGATAAGGTAGTAGAAGCTGAAAACTTAATGGAAGAAGTAAGGGCTTTACAAAAGAAAGTCGCCCTTCAGCAGGAATTAGAAGCAGCTGAAAAGTTTGATATGGAAGATGGCACCCCATTAAATGATACAGATAAAGACTTAGAAGCAGAATACAAAAGAGTATTTTTAAAAGGTTTAAGGAAACAGAGAATTACTGCAGATGATTACAGCATTATTAATGAATATAAGGCTGCTATGCATGAAGGTGGAGTAAGCACTGACTCTGATGGAGATATGGGAATTATTGTCCCAGAGGATATTCAAACCAAAATCAATGAGCTTATGAGAAGCATGAATGATCTATCTAAGATTATTAGAGTAGAGAAGGTAAACACACTATCTGGTTCTAGGGTTTTAGAAAAAGACGAGGATATGATTCCATTTGCAGTAGTAGATGAGTATGGAGAAATTCAGGAAATAGATAATCCTAAATTTACACCAGTAACATATAAGCTTATAAAAAGAGCAGGATTTTTACCAATTACCAATGAGTTATTAAAGGACAGTGACCAAAATATTATAGCCTATGTAACAAGATGGATAGCCAAAAAGCATGTGGTGACTAAAAATAGTTTAATTATAGAGATATTAAAGTCTCTATCCAGTAAAGATTTAAAAGACATTAAGGCTATTAAGAAAGTACTAAATGTAGACTTAGATCCTGCATTAAGTCTATCTAGTACAATTATTACAAATCAAGATGGATTCCAATGGCTAGATGAACAGGAAGATGGTAATGGCAGACCACTACTTCAAGATGATATTACTCAACCTGGAAAGAAACTATTTAAAGGTAGACCAATTGCAGTAGTAGCCAATAGGACATTACCTTCCACTGGAACTACCACAGTAAAAGCTCCATTTATAGTTGGAAACTTTAAAGAGCTAATGGTTCTATTTAATCAAGGAGTTTATGAACTAGCTTCTACAACTACTGGTGGAGATGCTTGGAGAAGAGATACAACAGAACTTAGAACTATTACAAGGGATGATTGTGTGAAATGGGATACAGATGCAGCAGTATTTGGAAAGCTTACTATCTCAACAACTGGAGCATAGGGGTGGGGTTTTCCACTCCTTTTGGAGGTGATAAGCCTTGCTAATTACACTAAAAGAAACTAAAGAATATTTAAGAGTAGATGGAGACGAAGATGATAGCTTAATAGAATCCCTAATAAATGCTTCCGAAGAGTATCTTAAAAATGCCACAGGTAAGACCTTTAATAGTACAAACCCTTTAGCTAGGCTGTTTTGTCTAGTCCTAGTAGTAGATTGGTATGAGAACCGAGGTTTAACTGCTGGAAAGGTAGGAGATAAAATAAGGCCTGTAATTGACAGTATGCTAGCACAGCTTAATTACTGTTATCCAGAGGAGATGGTGGAATGAATCCAGGAGAACTAAATAAAAGAATTACCTTTCAAAGATTAACTACCACCACCAATGAGAATGGATTTGAAGTTGAAAAGTGGGAGGATTTTAAAACAGTATGGGCTGGGGTTACTAATCTTCATGGAAGAGAATACTTTGAAGCTGCAGCAGTGCAAAGAGAAAACACAGTTAAGTTTACTATTCGCTACCTTAAAAATATAGACACTTCTATGAGGATACTCTTTCAAGGGAAACAATATAATATCACCGCCATTGATAATATAAAATACAAAAATGTGTATATGGAAATAAAGGCATTGGAGGTGGATAAGAGTGGCTGATATGAAGTTAGAAGGAATGGAGAATCTTCTTAATGAAATTGAAAGACTAGGACAAAAAGGTTCTAGAATTGAAAATAAGGCATTAAGGGAAGCTGGAGATGTAGTAAAAGAAGCCATTCAAAAGGAAGCACCAATAAGAACTGGAAAGCTAAAGGAAAGCATAAATGTATCAAGGGTGAAAAATAAGGATGGAGCAAAGCATGTAGAAGTAGGGCCTGATAAAGATGTGTTTTATAGTCGCTTTGTGGAATTTGGGACAGTGAAGATGAAGGCCAATCCTTTTATGGCTAGAGGATATGAAGTTTCTAAAGAAAATGCCATGGAGACAATTGAGAAAAATTTAAAAGAAGGATTAGGACTATGAGTATAAATAAAGAAGTTTTATCAGCTTTAAAAGATATTCAGGTTCCAGTAAGATTTCAAACTTATACAGGTAATGAAGAAACATATATTACCTTTTTCACTTATCTAGATAGGCCAGAACAACACGCTGATGATTTAGAAATTGCTACTGGTTACTACGTGCAAATTGATATATGGAGTAAATCAGATTACACTGAAATCGCAAAAGAAGTACACCAAAGTATGCTAACAGCCAATTTTACTAAATTAAACTTTTATGATTTATATGAAGAGGATTTAAAGATATACCACAAAGTAATGAGATTTTTTAAGGAGGTTATGTAGATGGCACAAGTAGGATTAAAAGATTTACATTTTGCTATTTTAAATAAAGACACCATAGAAGAGCTAACCTATGCTGTTCCTGAACCAATGGTGGGAGCTATAAATGCTACGATAAACCCAACGGTAAATACTCAAGAAGTCTATGCCGATGATCAGCTTTGGGAATCTGTATCTGCATTAGGGAAAATTGATGTGGAAGTTGAAACAGCAGATTTACCTTTAGCAACAAGGGCCAAGTTATTAGGAAATAAGATTGTGGAAGGGGTGCTTGTAGAAAACAAAGCAGATATTCCACCACATATTGCCCTAGGATTTAAGAGTTTAAAGTCCAATGGAAAGTATCGCTATGTGTGGCTTTTAAAAGGAGTGGCTCAGCCTATGGCAGAAGATTATACTACTAAAAAGGACAATGTAGAGCATAAGACACCAAAGCTTAAACTTAC